TTGTGTCCAGAATGGGAATCTAGCCGTGGTTGTAAAGGTGAATTTGAATATGCCAAGAAACATAGTATTTCCACTTTTACGTTGAATGAGTGGAAGGCATTAAATCGAATTTGATAAAGGAGACTAAAAACATGTACGAATTACAAACAAAAGCAATTGAAGCAGCTCGTAAAGTGTTGATTGAAAATTTAGGCTATCAAACTGTTGAACCAGAAGATATGTTCATTGTTTGGTTTTGTAAAACCCTACAAAACTGGAAAGCCATTGTTAGTGGTCGGACTATCGAAGAATTTATCGAAGTAACACACAATGGCGATCGTAATGAAACATATATTGATGTGTACTGCAAAACTAAAAATGTGTGTATTAAAGGTGAGTAATGAAGCAGAAGTATACTAAAAAACAATTAGAAGTTGAATTAGCGATGTTGCGAATTAGCTATGAAGTAGAGATAGCTAAAAAGATAATGGAACATCAACGATATGTTAAGGAAACGGAAGAAAAAATAGATAACCTAAAGTTGTATATGGGCATTGGTGGTTTAATTGTAATTGTGTGCGTAGCGTCATTAATACATGTGTTGATTAAGTAAAGGATATGGGCGGTGAAATATCCGTCCTATCATAAGAGGTGAGTATGAGAATTTATAGTACTTTATTTGAAGAAGGAATAGATAATGCTATTAACCTTTTATCCTGTGCGTTAACCATTGTTAATATTAATGATGTTTTTATACCTAAAATTAAATATGATTTTAATAGTTTTTTAATCCAATATGACATTTGCGATGTGCACATTGAACACAGGATAGGTTTAATGGAAATTCAATATTCAAAGATGTCTTTAGAAGAATTTGTGTATAACATAAAACGCCATGTTTTAGCTGAGTTCTTCCGTGTATATGAAAACAGAAATAAGTTAATGTGGGATACAGTACATGATGAAATAAAACAAAATACAATATCTGATACATTGAAATCTTGTATAAAGTTAGCAGGTGATACCCATGAATGAAATGGTTGTTATAAACATTCTATTGGCGATTTACCTCGTGGTTATTTTTAAAATGTCCTATTACTCTTATCGTGAAGCTGCTGCATTAAAACATTTTATTGTTTCTGATGTATATAAAATGCAATTGCAGAAAATTATTAGATCACAAATACGGGATATGGTGATATGTAGTATTCTGTTTGTTTTAAATATTGTCTGTGTGGTGGTCCTATGATAGAACTTAGTAAAAAAGAATATCGTGAACTGGCATATGAGTATCTACACGAAGCAAGTAAGGCAGCATTGAGGATTAAATCGTTAAAGCGTAATATCCAACGTATTAAAAGTGATATCACATCATTACGTGCAGTAAACTACGGGAAAGAACGAGTAGACGGCGGTGAACCATCAGGAATTGAAGATGATATTAATCGGCTACTAAATATGGAAATGAGGTATAAACGTCAAATCCATGAACTACTGACTAAACGTGATGATGCTTGTCATATGATTGATACATTAACTAATACGGTTGGCTCGATTATCCTCATGCAACAATATATCAATGGTATGTCTGCTAAGGGAGCATATTCATTTGTTGGTTACGGTGAATCGCAAGGTAAAGAATATAAGAATTTGGCACTTGTAGAGCTTGGGTATAAACTCCGACGGAAATCGGCTGTAAACGGCTAATATCGACCTTTTAAGCCCTCCATATCTATGATATATTGTATGTGGAAGAACATGAGTTCATCTCCTAAGCATTTAGAGTACCAAACGCAAAAAAGGCGCATCGTAATTGATGTGCCTTTTTTGTTACAGAAAATTATGACACAAATACACTGCATCAAGCACAAATGCTTGAATAATAAAAATGGAATATGTACGGCCAATGAAATATTTTATGATGGCCTATGTCAATCCTATATTACGCATTCAAGCGCTAGCAAAAATTCATGCGGATTATGTGTAAGGAAAAATGGGAAGATGATTCGCAAGGGCGGTAATACATTAAAGTGAGGTGATGATCCATTGCGAGTAAATAGAAAAAACTGGTTGACTGACCCTGATAATTTATTACGTGCAGAAGGTTGGGCTCGTGATGGCCTTACTGATGAGCAAATAGCAAAAAATATAGGTATTTCAATTAGAACTTTATACGACTGGAAAAAGAGTTCGCCGCAGTTTTTGCAGTCCCTTAAAAGAGGGAAGGAAGTCATTGACCTTGAAGTTGAAAATGCATTACATAAACGTGCTATAGGTTACGAATATGAAGAGAAAACATACGAGAATGGAAAGCTTGTTAAAGTTGTAAAGAAACAACAGCCTCCGGATGTTACGGCTCAAATATTCTGGCTGAAAAACCGTAATCCTGAAAAGTGGAGAGATACTAAAAATATCGATGTCAAAGGTGAGCTTACGGTGTCTGCTATGGATAAATTGAAAGCTGCACGGGAGAAAGCTAATGGAAAAACATGATGAATTAATAGAGGCATTAGGCGCTCTTACACATGATCCGTTAGCGTTTGTATATTTTGCCTATCCTTGGGGAGAGCCGGGGACGCCATTGGAAGATATGGAAGGGCCTGATGAATGGCAAATACAAATCTTAAAAGATATAGGTGAACAATTAAAGAAGGGCAAAGAACTACAAACCGCTATTCAAGAGGCGGTAGCATCTGGCCATGGTATCGGCAAATCAGCACTGATATCATGGCTTATTCATTTTGCAATATCTACTCATGAGAATACTCGTGGCGTAGTAACTGCTAATACAGAAGATCAGCTCAGAACAAAAACATGGCCAGAACTTAGTAAGTGGCACAATATGTTCATTGCTAAAGATTTATTTACGTATACGGCAACAGCTATATTCAGTAGTGATAAAAACTACGAAAAAACATGGCGTATTGATGCTATTCCTTGGAGTAAGAATTCCCCTGAATCATTCGCCGGTCTTCACAATCAAGGTAATCGGATATTGGTTCTATTTGATGAAGCCTCTGCTATTGATGATGTCATTTGGGAAGTAACTGAAGGTGCTCTTACAGATGCTAACACGGAAATTATTTGGTGTGCATTTGGTAACCCTACTCGTAATAGTGGGCGGTTCCGTGAATGTTTTAGAATACATATCAGATTGATAGTAGAACCGTTAAGATATCTAACAAAGCTAAGATTGAAGAATGGTTAGAGGCTTACGGTGAGGATTCCGACTTCTTCAAAGTTCGTGTGTGTGGTGTGTTCCCTTCCGCATCAGATTTGCAATTTATCTCTACTGAAATTGCTGACAAAGCACAAAAACAATCTTATAAGCCGGAAGCATTTGAACATCTACCTGTAATCATTGGTGTGGATCCTGCATGGACTGGTTCAGACTCCTTAGAAATAGTAATGCGTCAAGGTTACTCTATGAAGTCGCTTGCATCTATTCCTAAGAATGATGATGACTGGCGCATGGCTCAGCTGATTGCTCAGTTCGAGGACGAATACAAAGCTGATGCCGTATTCATTGATATGGGGTACGGTACAGGAATATATTCTATCGGTAAGCAATTAGGGCGCAAATGGCGATTAATTGAGTTTGGCGGTAAGAGTAATGACCCTGTATACCTCAATATGAGAGCCTACATGTGGGGACAGATGAAAGAATGGCTCCGTGAGGGTGGTTCTATTCCACCAAATGACCAAGCCTTATACGATGATATCGTAGGGCCTGAAGCGATCATTGATAAGAATGGTCGCATTCAGCTTGAAAGTAAAAAAGATATGAAAGACCGAGGGTTGCCATCTCCGAATAAAGGGGACGCTCTCGCCTTGACCTTTGCTGCGCGGGTCGTTAAAAAAAGCGAAACAGGCAATAGGATTGTAGCTAATACAAGTTACAGTCCTTTTTAATTTGTTAGAAAGCGAGGAATAAAGATGTGTATGAAGAGTGCATCTGCTAACTATACACCACCTGCTCCAGCTCCAACTGTTCAAACGAATATGAGTAATCAGACTGGTGAGGAAATGGCAGAAACTAAACGCAAATTCAAACGTGGCTTTGAATCTACTATCTTAGGTCCGACTGTGGGCGGCCAGAAATCAATTTTAGGGGGATAGCATGGCGGAAATGGAATCTTTACTGGCTAGACAACCTACGGAGGGCGTTAAGCCTGTTAGGCGTGATTATGCGAAGTTGAGAAAGAAATTCTCTCAGCTATTTAATGCGCAGCAACGATATGTAAATAAGTGGAAGCAGTTGCGTGACTATCAGTTGCCGTTTATTGGTCAATTTGATGGTGAAGAAGACCAATCAGAACCTTATAACGGTAAAATCCTAAATCCTGTAGCTTGGGAAAGTTGCCAAATATTTGCCAGTGGTGTTATGAGCGGACTTACTCCACCAAGCCGTAAATGGTTTAAGCTAACCATGGAGAATATCGACGTAGCAGCTAATAGCCAAGTCGCTGAATTATTGGATGAACGAGAGGAAATCTTGTATGCGGTTCTTGCTAAATCCAATTTCTACAGCGTAGTTCACCAAGTTTACATGGAACTAACCATGGGTCAAGCTCCTATGGGGATATTTGCTGATAGTGAATCTGGTGTTCGTTTCACATCGTATCCGATAGGTACCTATGCTATTAGTACTAACAGCAAGGAAATCGTAAATATTTTTGGTCGTAAATACAAAATGACAGTTGATCAGATTGTCGAACAGTTCGGGTATGAAAATTGTCCGGATAACATAAAGAATATTTACGATAACGGAAATAGCTTGCAACAATCATTTACAGTCAATTGGTTGGTTGAGCCTAACAAAGACCGTAAGGATAAGTTAGGACGTCGCAATATGCCGTATTCGTCCATTTATTGGGTTGAAGGTAGCAACAGTGATGAAGTGTTATATCATGGTGGCTTTGAAGAATGGCCAATTCCAATTGCTCGGCATACGTCAATGGATTTAAATGGCTACGGTAAGGGTGCCGCATGGTTTGCCCAACCAGATTCACAAATGCTACAAAAGTTGGAATTCGATTATCTAACAGCCGTTGAGTTAGGTGTTAAGCCTCCTATGCAAGCACCATCTGATGTTATCAGTACGGTTAACTTGTATCCGGGTGGCATTACAGAGATTGAGGGACAACATAAAGTTGAACCGATGTTTGCAGTACAGTCTAATTTACAGGATATTCAAAATAAGATTGCAGTAACAGAGGATTCAATCAAGAGAGCCTATAGTGCGGATTTATTCTTGATGTTAGACCAAATCGACAAGGGTCAGATGACGGCTCGTGAAGTTATGGAACGCACTCAAGAAAAATTACAGCAATTAGGTCCTGTTGTTGAACGATTGCTATCTGAATTCTTAAATCCAATCATTGAACGTGTGTATTCGGTACTAGATCGTGCCGGTGTATTTCCACCTGTTGATGATGAGGAACTCTTAGACCAATTAAACGGTCAAGAAGTGAAGATTGAATATATCTCACCACTTGCCCAAGCGCAAAAGATGAGTTCATTGGTAAATATCGAACAGTATTTTGCGTTTATTATGTCTTTGGCACAAGCTAATCCTAATATCGTCAACAAGTTCAACTTTGAGGAAGCGGCCAATACATACGGTGTAAATCTCGGTGTTCCGGCTAAGATTATTCGTTCTGATGATGAATATCAAGAAATCTTAGCACAACAAGCACAAGCACAGGCTGAACAGGAGCAGCAAATGCAGTTAATGCAAGCGGCTCAACTAGCACCTCAAATGGCTAGTGCGGCCAAACAAGCAACAGATGCCGCCAATGATGGCAATCCTGCATTACAGCAGTGGCTAGGAATGGACGGTGTCTAGATGAAGAAAACTATTAAAGATTATATGCAAGAGCGAGATATGCAAG